CGTAAGCGTTTTATAGTTGTAACTAGTGTATACAACATCGTTTTCAACTGGGTGGAAATGTTTTTCAAATTCATCTTTATCAATTTTTATACCATTACGCTCGATTGCATTAAATACAAGCGTGGCTCGGTCATTATAAAACGGGTTTACCACGGTATTAACACGATGCTCCAAATCATCATATACTTGCTCGCAAACCTCATAATGTTTGGTAATTGGCACAAGTTGATTAACCGTTAATAGATCCGGAAATCTCCTATATAATGTAGAATGAGCTGTTGTTTTTGGAGGTATATACGGAGGAGATCCTAATGTTATATCTACAAGTTGCTTTAAAATCGTGTAGTGTAGAAATTCTTTCTTGTCTCTTACATATATCGTCTCTAACCCTTTTAAATATAAATATACCTCATCCTCAAACAAATTTTCACATTCGGGGTGAGATATAGGTAGAATGTATCCCTTATGACCTTGGATAGGTCTTACATAGAAGCCAATAATAGAGTTTTGTGTTGGATGTTGGTAAGGATTATTTGAAATAATCTCTACAAACGCTTCTTTAAAACCGCTATTTTTTAAAACCTCAAATTGTTCTTTATTCTCTATTAACCAAAACACTTATATCTATAACTTTACTTATAGAACTTAAGATAATTATACTTTAGGTAAAATCCAAATCCAGTTATCCCAAGTTCTTGTTCTCTTAACTTTACCATATTTTCGTTTACACGAGCAACTTCGTTTTTGTCCCCTGTTATTAACCATGGTAATTGGATACCAATATACAAAGAATTTTTAAATAATCCACTAGTTTCAGTGTATCTATTTTCATTGGTTTTTTTAGAAAAGTATCTTGTAAATTCTCCTAACTGGTAATCTTGGGTGTTGGGTTGGGGGTAAAAAGGAATAGGTGGTGGAGGTACTGAGGAGTTTGGGGTGATATTATTAAGCAAGGAATAATTAAGATTATCTATACCATAAAATCTGTAGTCAGTTTCTTCTTCTCCTTCATCAGTAGTAGCTGTTGAAGATTCTGGTGTTGTTAATTCTAAATTACTACCGTCTTCTGGGAATCTTCCAGTGTAAGCTTTACCATCAATAGTAGTAAAATAGTACCCAATATAGGGTTGATTAGATCCTAGTATAGATAATTCACCATTACAATATAAATTAGGAGTTATATGTGATTTTGGATAATACATTTTTAAGTTCCTTTTACATCATTTATATCTACGTATTGTGAAGATGAAGAAGATAAACCATAAAAATTAACAAATTCTAATTCTCCAGCGCTAAATACAGTTTTACCATCTTCATTACTTATTCTAAGGAAATTAGTTTGATTTATAGCTCCTAATATTTCTTTACTTCTTTTTGTTCTATTTAATAATAAAGTTTGAATTTTAGGGTATTTTTCAAATAAAACTTCTTTTGCATTTGATGAAACTGATTTCCAATCTGGTATAGCGTCAAAATGGACACAATCATATACCCAAGTGCCAGCAGTCCAAGTCCCTCCCCATCTTAATCCAGCAGCTTTAGCTATATCAGGAACTCCTAATTTACTCCATTTTAGAGCGCCAGCAGGGGTTCCATATCTAACGTATAACTTATCTTTGCTTGGAACTAAATCTCCATCTACATCATCCCCCTTAGGGAAAGCTTTATATATAGACATATCTATAGCAAATCCCCAAACGTGGGTAGAACCAATTCCTACCCCGGTAGTAGTATCTAATTTTCTAGTTATAGAACCTATATTAAATCTAAAATCTTTAGGATATCTTTCTAATAAACCATTAAGAAATTTTCTAAATTTATTTTGTACGTAGGGGGAGTTATTAATATATTGTAATACTTCATCTACAGAATTTGTTCTTCTACCTTTAGGTCTTCTACCTATACGGAAATCCCTAGCAATAGCTCTATCTATATAGAAATAACTATCTATTCTATTATCGATAACTTCAGGAGTTTCTTCTTCTATTACTGGGTCTTCTTCGATTATAGATTCTTCAATAATTCTAGTAATTTGTTCTTCTATAGCTACTTCAGGTCTTTCATCAAATAATTTTGCCCTAGATTGTGTACCTACTTTTGTAATCCATTTATTATTTTCAATAACATGATCTAATTCAGTAATAATAAAGGTTAAAGTTTCACCATAATTTTTAGGTAAATATCTAGAGTCAATAGTTAATTGATCAAAAATTCTAATACCTGAGAGACCATCAAATGTTAAAGATAGATTAATGGGTAAAAAACCAACAAAAGGGGTTGTTATGCCTTTCCTTTCAGCATCATATGATAGTACTTTATTAAAAAAATCTCTTTGAATACTTAAAAATTTAGTAAATGTTGGGTTATTATCACCTGTAGTACTAAGATATAGATCCGGAAAACCATAACCAGCAAAAGTACTATTTTGACCTGCTACTCCTGGGTTATTGGTAAAAGATAATTCAGAGGAACTTTTAAGTTTGCGAAGATAATTTTTATAAGTTTCTCTTAATAAAGAAAAATCAACTCTACTTTGAGCATTTTCTTGCCCTGCTTTTTCTATATCCAGTTTAGTAGGGATTATTCTATCTACTAACCCTATATTCCATTTACTAAATACAGTAGCATCTTCCCCAACAGCTCTACCTGTAGCTTGGGCCCCTATTGAAATCATAGTAGCAAAATCTTTATCTAAAGTAGTGGTTAATTGGTAATCTCTTACAAAATTTCCAGCATTACCATTAAACCCATATATATTAAATACAGGGTTTGTATCTATTTTTTTAAATGGAACTTCATCATATATTTCTAATACTTGTTTAGTTATTGGTTCTGTTGGTCTACTAGCCGTAACGGTTGCAGTTTGAAATAAACTATCACTAATAGCAATATCATCTGAATCTGCAAATTCACCAGTAGCATCTGGATTAAAAGCTACAAATTGAGCTTCTCCTACAGCTTCAAAAGTTTGAGTACTTTCTGAGTTAGACCCTGCAAAAGTTTTTTCAACAACTCTTAATTTTAATTTATTTACTCCTCCTAAAAATCTATTAGTATCAATTAATATTTGATTTAAAAATTCGTAAATAGATAAATTACCTTCTTCATCAGATTTAGATTTAATTAAACCCTTTAAATATTCTTTTTCATAAAAAAGATTCATTACTTTACCTACACGTTCAGTTCCTATTTTAGTATGAAATTCTGGGAGAGAGGGAAAAACTTTTATTTCTTCATCCCCTAAATTTACATCTAATTTGTTAATCATCTTAGAAGGATCACCTGAAAAACTATAACCATTACTATAACAATAAGTATCTTCGCTATTATCTATAGAAATTAATGCTGGGTTTTGGTTTTTGTCGTAAACCAAAAGTTTTCGGTTAATAAATTCTAGAAGAACTCCTAAACGTAAATAATGTTTAGATTCTTGTGTTTCATTTCCATAAGCAGCATTACATGATAATATATTATTGGGTTTGGTAAATGCTGTAGTTTCAAGGTTTAAAGATTTTGCTTCTTCTTCAGTTAAAGAAGTTTTAATAGGAGAAGTTATAGTTTTATTTACAAACTGATTAGTACTACCTAATCTTGTATTGGATGAAGTTGATTTTACAGTTACGGGGACTTCTTCTACTTGAGTTGTAGTTAATAAATCTATAGCTACTTCTAAAGCTGTTGGACGATCTTCTTCAGGTGTTGGGTCATTTGAACTTTCTTCTGGAGTTGATCCTGAAGGGAGAGTATATTTTATATTGTCTAAAGAGGTATTAATTTTTAAGCTTTCAATTACACTACCTATACTCATTAAATCTAAACTAATAGTATAAGATCCTTCTTTAGTAAATTCCCAAGAAAAATTAGTAACTCTTCCTAAAAAAGCATCGTAATTCCCTTTAGATTTTTTTCTAAGATTTTCAATTTTAGTATAAAACAAATCAGTCCCTTTATCAAACCCTGTTAGAAATTCATTTTGAAGAGTTAATTCGCTTATATCTTGTGTTGAAGCATATTCATCAACAGAAAGAGGATAGTTTGAATTACCCCATTCTACTAACATAGTATAACCTAACCTTATATAAGTAGATTCTATGTATTCAAATTGTTTACGATTATGAGCTATTAAAGAAATTGTAGCTTTTCTTAAAGAACCATTACTGTAAGTTTTAGAATTAAATGAAATGATCCCAGGCATAGGTTTAATTCCAAAATCAGTTCCTCCAAACCCATAGTTATAATTAGAAGTAGGTAAATTTGAAGTATCATTAGTTACTCCAAATTTAGATTTAGTATTATTTAAAGTTCCTCCTTGTAGAACTAATTCTTGAGATAATTGATTACCTTTATAATTTTCTAATCCTAAAAATTCATTTCTAAACGAGGTCCCATTATCTGAGCCTGTTACATCTTGGTAAATAGTTTCATCAAATTTTAAAACTATTTGATCTTCTATATTTACTGAAGATAATAATCTTACCCAAGAAGTTGAAGCATTTTCCCAAACTATATCAGATGAGGTTTTAGAGGGTTTTCCTAAAATATCTTGACGTGTTTTAATTTGGTCTTTTACATAAGCTAAATGATCTTCTCCTACTATATTAGCCATAACTTTTTATTGATTTAATGTATTGTATGCTTCTAAAACAGAGTTTAAATTTCCAGGAATTCTAAGTTGAATTCCTACAGGTGGGTATAAAGAACTTTGAGTATATTCAGCGTTAGCAGAAGAAATAACCCACCATAAAGAAGGATCTTCGTAATATAATTGAGCTAAAATATCATATCTATCTCCATCTGTAGTAATAACATAAACATCATTATTAGTGCGAGGAATATCTGGATATTTAACCGTCCTATATAAACGGGTATTTTCTAGTGTTTTAGTTTTTAATATATTTCTGTAACGTGCCATTATCCTCTATCTAAATTTTCAATCCTTGTAATTTCATCATCAATAGCATCTAAATCAGCTTCTGTAGGGGTGGATGTAGTAGGAACAAAAGGACCATCTTTTTGGTGATCGTTTGCTCTATAAACATTTGATGGGAAATCTTGATATAGATTATTTATTTTATCTGTTAAAGTTCCATCTTCTAAAGATATAAACCTTTGAGTAATAGCCCCAGCTGCATCTATATGTTTTACAGTTTCTGGGAGGAATTTGTAGATAGGTTTAAATGTCATTTCTACATTAATCATATGGGGTAGTTCTTTTACTGAAGGGTTTCTGAATGTAGTACCCCCAACAGAAGATATTTCAGTATTAGTAGCAGGGATTGAAATTTCCCAAGGACTTTCTTGAGGAATAGTATATGTTAAACTTTCAATAATACCCGGAGTTTCATAAAAATAACCCCCAAGAGTTAATCTATGGATATTTCCTCTCATATATCCATTATCTGAGTAATTAGGGGCAAGTGTAGATTTTAAATAATTTAATTTTTGGAACATAATAGAAAGTTCCTGTATAGATTGAGCTACTACTGTAAATCCCATACTTACAGTATTATTAAATCCTTGATATGTATAAAAATTTTCTCCTCTACCTATATACTTAAAATTATTCCACTCAGCACCCATAGAATCTGTAAATGAGTTTATAAATGCTCTAAAGTGGGCGAAAGTTGCTAATTTAGGATTATTATTATCTATAGTAGCAATTCTAAATTTAACTAAATCATTCTTTTTACTTATATCTTCAGTTACATTTTCACTTTTATACAGATATAAAGAATTTATTTTATCTAAAGGGTCAGGTTTATCGTTAAATGAAGTTCTACCTTTTGAATAATTACTTCTATTTCTACCTCTTTCTCCAGGATTACCTAATCCTACCCTTTGTTCAATATTTTTAGTTTTATAATCAGGAGATGAAGATATATTAGAAGCAGGTTTTATAGTAAGATTTTTTCTAAAATCTTCAACTAATGTAGAAGAAGAATCTTTTACTACACTATAATTTTGAAGTTGCCCTTGAGATAATGTTGAATACCTTCTATTAGCAGGGATTGTTGGAAAATCTAAACTTGATTCATATCCTATAAATGGGGTTCTTTCAGGAGCGGTCTTAATTATAGTATCTAAAGAACCATTTTTACCAGAATTTGGACCTCCTCTATATCTAAATAACTCTAAATCAGAATGACCATTGCTATTAGCAATTTTTTTTGAGTAAAGGTTTACTAACCTATTATTTTTTTTGGTTTTTATAGACAATAGTGAACTTTGAAAACCAACTAAATTCCCATTTACTAAGTTTATATACTCAGGACGAGAAAAAGGAACACTTAACCCAGTTGGGTCTAATCCTTGTTTATTTGGGTGAATTCCTAAAGCAGTACCTGTTGCTGATGCTAAGGTACTTAAAGGGGTGTATACACCATCATTTAATCTATATTTATTAGTTTCAGAAATTAAGGTAGGGTACCCCCCATAAATTCGAGTACCTAATGTTGATAAAGCATTTTGTTGGGCTATAAATAACCCCCCCTTTACGGTAGTAAAATATTTTCCTAGTCTTACTAAATCATCGGCTACAGAAGACGCAACTTGAAAGCCCCCACGAATAAACATATCTGGACCTCCAGTACGGGCTAAAGTTTCAATTCCATCATTAGTAATTCTTTTATTTAAAGATTTACCTTTTATAAAGGGTTGACGACTAGAACCACCACCAGGTCTATCTTTCCCATATCTAAGAGAAGTTAGGTCTGTTTGTAAGTCTATTAATGGCATTTATTATCCTGGTAAGTTATCAGTGTACTTAGGAGGAGTAAGCCCATCTAAATCTAATGTAGATGGGTTTGGTTTACCACCCATACCTGGGTTACCATTGATTGAATACTCATCATGTAATCTTGATTGTTTGCTAGACCCAGGCATAACAGAAGGAGTTGAACCATTCCATTGAGTTAGGTTTGAACCGTTTTGAGCTAATTTGTTTTTTAATCCCATAATATTATTTTGTTATAAATATTAAACATTATAAGCTACTCCTGAAGCTTTCATTGATGAATTTAATTTTCTACCATCCATATTAATAGAAAAATCTTTATTAGCTACTTGTTTTAATAAAGAAATCATTTCGTTAGCTTGAGCTTTAGTAATCCCATCATTACTTCCACCTTGGGATACATTAGGAGAAACTACTACATTATCTCCTTTTGCTGTGACTGCTGTAGCACCATATGAATCTGTAATAGTAAAAGGGCCTCTTTCTGCTGGGGCAGTACCATCCATAACAGCAGCAACTCCCCCACCTAAGGCTAACCCCCCAAAAGCAGCTGCAAGAGCTGGAAGTGCTGTTCCACCAGTTGCTATTACTAAAGCTGCGCCAGCTATAGCTAATATTAAAGCTAAACTAGTTTTTAAAATAGTATTTAAGGATTGAATACCTTGAGTTAAAGCATCTTGGGCTGAGAGGGCGGCTGTATTTGCTGTTAGAGAATCTCCTTGTGTTTCTACTCCTGTTTGAATACTATTATTAATAGATTCTTGAGTTCTTAACTGGTCTGCAAGTGTATCTCGAGACATACCTAAAGCTGCGGCAAAAGCATCCTGTTGGATTACATTTAAACTTTGGAATTCTTCAATTGATCCGAATTCATTAGCAATTTCTTGAGTTAACCCAGCTATATCATCATTTAAAGCGAATAATCTAGCTCTTTCTAGGTTAATATCTCTATTAATAAGGGATTCAGCTTTTAATTCAGCAGCAATAGATGATTCAAAATCTAAAATAGATCTTTGAGTACCTAAAATAGCGCCCATTTCTACACCTAATGATTTAGCTTGAGCTACAGCTTCTACTAAACCACCCGGGGATCTTTCTAAATTTAATCTTAAAGCTCCTGAAATTTGGTTTGCTTCTTCTAAAGTTTGTTTAAAATTAAGAGCAACACCTGTTGTTGCTTTTATAGATTTAAATGCTGCTTCGTTTTCAGCTACTACATCATTAAAAGCTTTACCACTATTAATGGCTTCTATTGCTAGGTTAGAGGCAGCTTCTGCAGATAATCCTAGGCGTTCTTCAGCAAATGCTACTCCATTTCTAATATCAGTAGTAAATAAATTTGCAGTTCCCCCTAAAGCACTATTTAAATCATTTGTGGCTTGGGTTACAGTTTTTAAATTTACCCCTAAGGTTTGAGCCTCTAAAGAAGTTCTAGCTAATTGTTGATTTATAGCTAAACCTTCACCTTTAGTTACAGCAAATCCTCTTTGTATCTTAGCTACTTCACTATCAACTTCTTTAAGCATTTTTACCATATAAGCAAAAACTGCTTTACCTATATCTGGTGGGCGGATGTCCGCTATTTTTTGTTTAAGTTTATCTACAATACCAGCACCAATCCCTCTAGATTTATTTTCTTTTTCAATAGCTTCTAGAGCTTTTTCCTGTAGGGATATTTGTTCGTTTAGTGCATGTAACTGTTCTTCATTTAAATTTACACCATTTTCTTTAGCTATATTAACTCTAGCTTCTTTTAATGCTTGGGATTCTAAAAGTTTTATTTTTAATTTTTCAACTTCAGAAGATTTTAAAAGACCTTTATTTTGTCTAGCTTGAGCTTTAATAAGTTCTTCACTTACTTTAGCTACATCTCTTAAATCTTTACTATAACCTTTTTTAAGAGTATTACCCATAGTTTCGGTAACATCCCCTAATTCTACAGCTTCATCAACAGCTTCTCTAAACCCATTAACAAGTTTATCCCCAATAGAGACAACAGCATCAAGAATATATTGCATTTCTTGGTTAAGTTCCTTTGCTGCTTGTTGTTGTTGTTTTAAATCTGCCATATTCTATGTATATGTAATAAATATTACAAGATTATATTTTACTTATATTTAGAAGTAGCTGATTTAAATTGTTGTTTATTTACTTTTCCAGAACTATCTACTAATTGTTGACCATTTTTCTTTTGGGGTTTAGATGATTCATTTGCTTTAGTATAATGTTCTTTAAGTTTAGATAAAGTAAATCTTCTTAAATATATAGGCATATTATATACTTCACTCCAAATATAACCTCCCCCACCATGAAATACTACTTCATGAACTTCGGTTAATATACTTTTTCTAAATTGTGGTGCGTTATCGGATGTCAGGCCAAAAAAAGTTAAGTCCAATGGGAATTGAAGTTTTTTCTCCAGTGCGTTCACGAAAAAAAGTTAGGTCAACATCAGGTTGAATTTTATTAATATATGTTCTTAATGCTCGGGCATCTTGAGCTAAAAGATAATTATCAACAAAATTTCGAATATCAGACCTTTCTTCACTACCATCTACAGATAAAATCATATGTTTTAATCTAGTAGTTAATTCTGCTGAATTGTTGGAATTAATTCGTTTTAGTCCTTTAATTTCTTGGGCAATTTTTACTTCATCACCATGAGTTAGAATTTTAAACTCAATAGTAATTTTAGTAGAAGGTAATTCAAAAGAAAATCTGTTATTACTTCTAGTAAAAAGGGATTCATCAATTTCTTTATTATCTAACTGACTCAAGTCAATATTATATTCTTCTCCTTGGTAAGAAAATTTATAGTCTTTACCATATCCTAAAATACGGGAAGATACCATAATAGCATTTTTATCACCAATTAATAAATCATTATAATTAACATCACTTACAATTAAAGATTTCATTAATTTATCTAGTACAGTACCATCATTAATATAATTAGCATTAGTAAGAATATCTTCTTCTTTTGCTGTCATATATTTAATTTCAATTTTCCCAGATGATAAAGGGTTATCTGTTGAGTAAAGAAGACCTTTAGAAGGTAGTTGTACTGTTTCTGTTGGTAATTTAAATTCCATATCTTTTATTTATAATAACTTTATTCGAGTATAAATATGAATATAAAAAAGAGCTTGAACGAATCCAAGCTCTCTTTACAAAAATATTTGTTTTTTTTTAGAAGTTCAAAATACAGTAATCAGGTTGTACAGTCATTGAAATTTCAACAGCAGAATCTACTGTATCATAATTATAATCACCGAAGTTTGCTGATGTAATTAAAGCACCCTTAATAATCCATTCTGAAACTACATCACCAACTGGGCCTAATACGTTAAATGTTAAATCTTTTTTATAGAAATCTGAATAACCATCTCTACCAGTTACTGATTCGTGGTGTAGACGTACCCATTCCATTACCGCTTGAGCACCTGAAGGGGTAATTGGGTCAAATAATGTAAAATCGATTGTGTCCCAAGTAGTTTTACCTTTAACGAAACGTTGTACGTTAATATGATTTAAAGGTACTGTTCCTTGGGATAAAGATACACCACTTACACCTTTTACCATGAATGATGGAAAACCATCCATATACATGATGAACCTATTAGTTTGTTTTGGTTCAAAAGCTGTGAAGAAAATTTCGTTAGGGTCTAATACTGCCATTTTGCGTTATATTATTTTATTATAAATATTCAACTTTTAAATCCTTATGATGGGAAAGTAGCTCCTGTTGGAAGTACGTTAAAGTCTAGGATAATAAATTCTGCCGTTTTAGTTGGTTGTAGAAAAATCTGGCCTACTAATTGGTTTCTATCGATAACATCTGGGGTGTTGTTACTATCATCCATTACTACTTTAAATGCATAAAGACCTTGTCTTTGTTGAACACTTTCTAAGTAAGGGTTTACTTGTGATAAGAAGTTATTTCTTGTAGCAGCAGTATTTTGTTCAAATACTAAAGTTTGAGAAATCTGACCAATATAGCTTTTTAAAGAAATTAATAATCTTCTTACATTTACTCTATCTAAAGCACTTGCTTGACGTTGTAATGTTTTTTGTCCATATACTACTGTACCTACTCCAGGGAATGAAGCAATTGGGTTAACTTTAGCATTATATAAAGTATCTCTATTAGATTGAGATAATTTTCTTTCTGGACGAATTACGGTGGTTAAACCACCTCTATTAATACCCGCCGGAGCGAACCATGGTTCAGAGGCATTGTCGTTAAATGCGTAAACTCCCGGAATCATTGTCGAGGCTGGTACCCATACATTATCACCAGTATCTGGATCTGATGTTTGTAACCATGGCCAATACATAGCACCATAAGATGAGTTAATAGTACCAGCTTCTGCTACAGGACCATCGGCCGCTGAAATGGCAAGACCATATGCGGAAGGATCAATAATATAAATTGCATCTCCTCTACTTTGTACATTGTTAATAGCAGTAGTAATAGCTGTGCTATGTGCCGAAACACCTCTAATTAAACCTGGGGTAGTTAATACATTAAATTGGTAATCATCTTGGTTAGCTAATAAATTTAGCATATCACTATAATCTGCTGCTACTAAACCTTGAGTTTGGGTAGCAATGTCCCCAAACATATTGTTAACACCTTGGGCGTTAATTAAACTACCTTCTCCATCTTCGAAAGTACCGGAATAAGAACCTGAACCTTGTGTAGGAATGTACCCTGAGAAAGCAGCTTTAGCATTACCAGCATTATCAAAGTAATCTGGGGTTTTAAGTGATACAGATTTTACTCTTACATATCTAGAAGCATTAGGATAATCGCCTGTTACTTTTACATAATTTTCAGTTGTATCATACTCGTATTTATAATCACCAATTACTCTAGCAACATAATTATCAGATTTAGGGTCTAATGATAATCCTGAGAATGTTTCTAAAACAGTTTTATTAGTGTCTTTATCATCACCTCTTCTAATTAATAAATCAAAAGTACCATTATCTGATGAAGAATTTGCTACTTCCCATCTAATATTATCTTTAGAACCTGAATATAATGCACCATCCCCATTTGGGATTTGGTTTACAGATCCAGAATTATTAAATAATTCCCCTTGATCTAAAACTTCAAGTGTAAATGCAGTTCCATCTTCAGCAGGGATTGCTGATTCAGCATAATCCCAAGTTGAAGAACCTGATACTACTCTAGCTACTAATAAAGATTCACCTCCATTTTGGAAGTAATTATAAGCTGAGATTGATGTTAGGAATGAATATTGATCACTCCCACTGTCAAAAGTAGTACCAAAACGATTTTGATAATCCGAATACGAAGTAACAATTGTAGGAATTTCTACAGGACCTTTTACTGTAGGACCAACAATAGCAGCACCTACTGTTACAGGTTGCTGTGTGATAAATGATTGGTCGTTTTCCCTTGTTAATACACCAGGTGAAATTAAAGTTTCTGCCATTGTTATATTGATTGAATGTTTTGATTATAAATATTCAAAACTTTCTCAAAAACTAACTATTTTTAGTAAATTCTCCAGATTCTAAATCAAAGGTCCCTTCACCATATTTGTCTTGTAACGTTTTAGCTAAACCTACTTTTTCTTTATTAAAAGATGTTACCTGACTTAAAATACTTTCTTTTTGAAGATTTAAGTTTTGAATTTCAATTTCCAACTGTCCTAGTTGAATAATAAAATTGTTTTCTTTTTCTTGAATTGATAAAATTTGTTTTTTATCTTCTTCAGTAATATAAACTTTTTCCATGTTATAAATATTAATTTATTTTTTACTATTTAATTTATTTTTTACTATTTTAAATACTTGGTTAGGGGTTATTGATTTCTGGCAAATATGTTGTTTGTCAGTGCCCTTCCAAATGGGACACCAATCCCAATCACCTGCATCAAAAGTGAAATTTGGGTTAGTCCAACAAGGAAAACATGCATTACCATTAGCTACTCTAGTTACTTTGGTTGTAAATTCATGACCTTTTTCAACAAAACCATTTATCATTATAGTATGTTTATTTAAAGCCCAATTAAACCATGATAAGCCTGAACCTAATCCTATAAATAGATCAGCATGTAATAAATAATTAGCTATTACATTAAAAGGTTGATTCCATGAGTTTATTACATTAGGTAAATCAGATTGATCTTTAGTTAAAGCTACTACTTTATACCCAATTTGGTTTAATAATTTAGTTAAAATAATCCAGTTTTCTCTTGGCCATTCTTTACACCCAGCAGTAGACTGGGGGCCTATGACTACATACTTTTCTAAAATGGGTTTTGTTTGTTTTTTAAAATCAATACCATGATTAATTTCTTTAAAATTTAAACCTAAAATATCTGTAGCTGTTTGTTGTAAAGGTATAGTATTACATTGGGTAGGATGCATATCTGTGTTTTCCCATCCCCCTTGTTCATTTCTAAACCAACCTATTTTGTAATGAGCTATACAAGGGGTTGAAGTACCAGGGTCAATAAATTGAATTTTTTTATAAGCAGGAAGATTTTTGAACCAATCATTATGAAAAGTACATAAAATAACTTTACAATTATGTTTTTCAGCAAATTCTACAGCATAGGGAGTCCAAGCTAAAGTATCACCTAATGAACTTGAATCAATAGAAATAAATACTGGTTGGTTTTGGAGTTCTAATCTAGAAACCTCTTTTCCATTTACTTTGATTAACCAAGGAATATAATATTCTTTACTACATTCTACCCACATATTATTATGGATAGTTTGTTGGTGAATAATTTTATTAGTATCTCTATTGATAAATTCTACTTGATATTCTTTATCAACATCCCCTATAATTTCTACCTTAGGTTTTCCTATATAATTAACACTTATAGTATTAGTATCTTTGGGTTCTTTATAATTATCTAAAAATTCTTGGATAGTATCTCTACCAATTTTTGCTACTTTATCCCAATTAAAATCTCTATGAATAATTTTTGCTTCTTCTACAGCACGTTTTTTATGATCTGTATAATTTTCAAAAGCATCACGCATTACACGAGATAAGTCTTCATAATCAGGTTCGTAATAATTGCCTACATGATTTGGATTTTTAACTTCATTTTTTATTTGTACTGGGAGGCCTTTACCTTTTGCAAATTCTAATTGCCCTGAACAGTTAGAGTAAATAGAGGGAGTACCGCAAGCCATAGCTTCAATTAAAGGTAAATTCCACCCTTCACTACGTGCACAAGATAAAAACACATTACCTTGTTTCATATAGGTAACATAATCTTCTCTACTAACAAAATGCTTTACTTTAATACGTTTATCGGTAAAACCAAAATGTTCTAACCTTTCTTCTGTAGAATTAAAATCATCATTTGCAAAATTATTATCAGCAGCTAAAATAAGATCTACAGGGTCTTCTTTAGTAAACGTTTTTAAAAAAGTTTCAATAATTTCTTTTGTTGATTTTCTATATTCCCATCTACCAAAAAGAATAAATTTAAATCTACCATCTACATAATCTAAAGTAGTTAGAGGATCTTCAGGATAAAAAGTATTTACATCTACACCTTCGGGGACTACTTTTACTTTTTTAGGATCGGCACCTTGAGCAATAGTACAATCTGCTTGCCATTGAGAAGGAACCCACATTTGATCAAATTCTTTCCATTTATTAAAAAACCCTTTAGGTTGTTCTGTGGATTCCCATACATTATAACCAATTTTAGGACCTTTATAATAATCATAAAAATAATGATGGTTGGTTTCCATTAATACTAAATTAACATCATGATCAAATTTATCCCCATGTTTAGTATAAATTGAAGAATCTTCTCTACTATTATCTCCAGTAGTAAGTGTTTGTTTATTTAATAAAATTTTATCTAAATCTGTAAGATAGGATTCATTATTATGGGGTTCATCTGAAAACCCTTCCCATGTATTACCTACTGTATAATTACGAACTTTAACTGGAGTTGATTTAGATAAATGTCTAAAAAAATCTCTAGTATGATTAGCATAACCTGTTGTACCTACATAGGCACCATGAGCATAAACTTTTGGTTCTTTCATATTATCGCATTATGTGACACCCACAATCAATACCTCTAGATCCTTCAAATCCATGGTACATAGGTTTAAGTGGAATTTTTTTATTGTTTATATGTTGTAAAATTAAAGTTTCATTAATAAATACATCATTATTATTATCTCGGTATTCTGGGTTATGAAATATATTATAAAGCATTTCAGAAAACACGCTACAATAATCTTTTATTAAATGAGGAGGACCGATTGCTAATTGGTCATTCATTTGCCAATCCATATTCCAATGTGGAGCGTATTCCCAAAAACTAACGTGTTCTGTACTTAGTTTAGTTATATCTGTAAGTAAATCACAATTATTAGCTACGTTATGAGTAAATAATAAATCATAACGTGTTTTAAATACTAAATCATATTCAATACCTGAAGATTCACATAGGTCCCAAACGCGTTGTGTTGACATCCACATTCCCATTTGAGAATTTAAACGTTGATTATTAGGACCTTTTATATCTGAAGCATCAAATTGGATAGAAGGTTCAAATAAGTATCCTTTAGGTTGATACCAATCAAGTAAATTTTGATACAAATCATTTCCTACTTCATATGTTTTTTGAACCTTACCTTCATTAAAAAAGTCATATTTTTTAAATTCAGTATCTTTCCAAGCATGAAGGTATACATCAATATCATACTTATCTAAAAACCATTTTTTAAGTTCTTGATAACCTTCTCTATATCTACGTGGTTGACCACTAATTAATAATGCTATTTTCATCGTAAAATATGAGCTGTAAAATGTTCTGTTAAACTATTTATAAAATTAATAGGTATTTCGTTTTTTACTAAATGATACTTTAATAAACTTTCAGGACATAATTTATCAGGATGGTCTGAAATTAAAGGTTTAAACCATTCAGGGTATCCTTCATCTATGTAAATGTATTCCAACATATGGGAAAAACAATTAGAATACACATCCATAATTTCCATAGAACTAATGGCAAACAAATCATCTACTTCAGATATTCTAGTAGGATAACCATTAAGTATAGGATATTCAAATAAATTTATACCACTTAAATCTAATTGTGTAATGTCCTTTAAAATAAGACATTCAGGTGAAATATAATCTGTAAAAGCTAAATCAAATCTAGTTCTAATAACTATATCGTATTGTTTACCTGAGTCTTGGAGTAATTTATTACAAGCATAAACTGAATAATACCCACTTAGCATATTATGGAGCCTGTAGCCTAAGTGTCCTTCTATATTTGTTGTATCAAAAGGGATAGGGTGTTGTAGAAAACTATCTTTAGGTTGATATAACTCTAATATTTTATCATAGTCATTTTCTGTGAATTTATATTCAACCAAAGTAGGAGCAAATTTATGTCCCCCAGTCATAGGAGAATTTACATCTTTCCAAGTATGAAGGTAAACATCACAATCATACTTGTCTAAAAACCACTTTTTTAATTCATGATAACCCTGTTCGTAATTACGGGGTTGACCACTAACACAAACTGCTACTTTCATTACTTAAAATGACCTCCTCCTAGCCAAAGTACAAATGATTTTCTAGTACCTGAAGTAACTGGGGTTACTCTATGCATTAGATAAGATGGGAATATTACTACATTACCTTTACCACGTGGTGCAGTATATGGAGACTGACCACCTGGCCAAATTTGTAAATCACCACCTTCATATTCATCTGAATCAGATAATTGGACTGTAACAGAAATTTTACGGAATTTCATAAAACCTTCAGTTCCAATATCCATATGCCAATCGTAATGCCCTTTATTAGTACCATAATACTCCGTATACTGAATATTTTCTGGCATATTGTGGATATCAAAATGGAACATTTCATCATTAGCAATTTTAGCTAACATACCAATTTTATCATAAATCCATTTAGTTTCATCACTAAACGGAACCCATTTAATCATAGAATTACGTGATTCTAAACCCTCACCTTCTGCTTGGTTTCCAGATTCAGTTACCCCAGCTTGTGAGGGAATTTCTTGTACTTGTTGTTCGAGAGTTTTTAATTCTTCTGGGGTAAAACCTTCCTCAAACCAATAATAATTACTTTGATTGACATATTTGTCAAAATCTAATGGAAAAGAATAAAGTGTCTCCATATTTTTTTATTTTTTATTTGTAAATGATACTAATATATAACGTGTTCCTGTTTCTACTGGTCTACCTCCGTGTAAATGAGTAATGTTTCCGGGGTGAGCCATAGCATATCCTTTTTTACGTGGTTGTACTGTAGTTTTATATTTTGGGAGGAATGTACCTCCACCTTTAAATTCATTATTTAATCTAACATTCAATGTAATAACAGAACTATCATGATGCAAGTCTAAGCTGCCTTGGTTTTCTGTATCGTATTTAGCTATAAAGTTTTCACTGGTTAGATTACCCCAACCATCACCTTGTAATTCCCAAAACCAAGTCCAGATAGGATAAACAAATTCCTCTAATACTCTTTGATAAATGTCTTGCATACCTAAACTTTCCATAGTTTGGTCGGTTGTAGGGTAAAATTCATGTCTATCAGTAATCCACTCGTTTTGTTCAGCTAAGTCAATAATTTCATTACAGAATTTTTCTGTAAATAATGGGAATTCTATTACGTTAGAAGCAATTTCATCTACCATCAAACGATATTGGCCTTTTAATAATGCTGGGTTGATGTATTCTTTGCACCATTCCTCCCAGTTAGATACTTTTTTAATAGATGGGGTTATACCTTGGATATTAAATGTAGATAATTGGTCTGCTATATAAAATGTTAAACCAGGGCTATCTTTTTGAATATAATGGTTTATTATAGGAGCTGCTGCTTTTAAACGGGTTTTTCCTGAGTATTCAGCTAGGATATCTTGGCGATGTGTCATACCAAATGTAATAGAAAGGAATTCATCAAAAGCAAACATTTCACTTTTATATTGTTCCATATATTCCTCTACTAAAATTTGAACACCTCTTTTAGATAAAATATAAGCGTGAGAATTATAAGTATAATCAGGTTCTACCCATCCATCTAAACCTTCTATTGGTTTTTCTAATGAAGCCTCTAAAGCATTACGTCCTAAATAAATTAAGTCGTACCCTCTATTTAATAATTCCTCAACTTGAGCCCAGTCTACTGGGGTGTCCTCATAGAAGTCTTCTTCTAAAATTAAAGTAGTTTCTAAACCCCTGCGATATGAATCTACCCAAGTATCTACGTGAGATAAACCACAGCCTAATTCACCTTCCATTACATCACGTTTCCACCATTTATTACTACCCTCAATATTCCATCTAGAATGTTTAGCTACACCAAATTTATCCCAATCTTCTTGAGACATTTTACGAGCATCAAATCCGGGTTTGATAAAATATTCTGTAGGTGAGGGTAAAGTAATATTATTACATTTTTCTACTATCTCTGGGGTTTCTTGTAGTGCTAAAACGTAAAATAACTCTAAATTCATATGTGTTTTTGTTATTAAAGAATTCCAATGTTTATTTACTCTGGAGTCCCATGTACATTCATCTAAATAATTAGGTACTTGATCCCAATCTATAACTTCAGTAGTATTTAAGGTATCAAAACCATTTAATGTTTCTTTTAATCCTCCCCATTCCCATGTAATAGGTTGAACTTTATGTCCTAACATCTCTAAAGCAGTAATACAGAAAGTCTCCTCGTATGATGAGGGATAATACCAATAGGTACTCTCTGCCATTAATTCATATAGCTCATGTTGGGGTAATGTACCAAGGAATTCTATACCATCCAAATTATCTACTAAATCCTTAAAATAAATGTTGTAATATTCTAACCCATATTCTGGGGTAGATATTTTTAGTGTAGCCTTAGGGTTATTAGATTTAATATCACCCCATTCTTGTAGAAGTTGAAATAATCCTCGTTCACAATGTGAGGTATAAATGTATTGATTTGGGTTTTTATTACCTATTTTAAATTTAGAAATATCTACTCCATTACCTATAACTTGGATTTTATCTCTAGTTTCTGGGAATTGTTCTATAAATTTGTTTTTATGCCATTCTGTTAGACAGACTATAGATTTTAAGCGAGAATCTAATAAAAGTTCACGATGGTTTGGTAGTTCTTCGCCATTCCACCACGTGAAATAATCGGTATTATGTACCCAAAATATCGAATCGGTATACTCGATATCCTCAAATTCTTTAATGTAATGAATGTATGAAACCCCAATAATAGTATCTACAGAATCGACTTCATTTTTGAAATCTTGTGTGGGTCTATACATTACTCCATCATAATCCCCATAAACTACCCCACCAACGACCCAAATATCCCAAATTGGATTTTGGGATTTAAGGGTTTTAGCTAAATTTATAATACATTGTTCTGTACCCCCTAAACCAATTTCGTCTATAGTTTCAGGTGAGTAAGGTGGGGAATAATATCCCGCGTATATAACTAATTTCATAACTTTTTACTAATTTATTTAAGGTATTTCACTTATATCTGGTTGATACCATTCATCAATTCTATTTGGAGAGTAAATCCAATCTTGAACGTCATTGGACTTTTCAAATTTTACTAGATAATCTGATATTACATAGCTATGGTGAACTTCAATTATACATTCACTTCCACTTGTATTCCATACAGGAGAATACTCTAAATTATCAGAATGTACATTATATTGACTTACATTTAAAATATAATAAAATTGTGCCATAATTCAAAAATTAAAATCCATACGCTCCAAAACTCATTCCGCTTATAGAAACATTGGAGAGGTTATTATTGTATTGAGTAATAGTACCCCCATCATCAAAACTAACATTTGTAATTAAATTAGTAGTACTTATAGTTTGTGCTGCTTCTGCTCTTGTAGAATCATATAGATTACTAACTACTGATGATGATAGTGTTTTATTATAAAAAGCCCACTCGTCTATTCTACCATTCCATGGGACAGTTGTTAAAGCATGTCTTTGAGCACCTATAGCTAACCTTCCCATAGTATTATTAGTTCTAGTATTATTATTAGAGACTGCTACAGAAGTTAATTGTGAAGCATTCCAATAACATTTAAATGCATTTGAAGCTATAGTTTGGGATGCATCATAGGTAATTGTAAGCATACACATATTATCACTATTAACATTACCCCTATTTGTACTTAACCATTTATTTGAAGAAGAAGTACCAGTACCTGTAGCTGAGTTATTATCATGTAAAGCCCACTGAGCATCAAAGTTTGTAGCGTTAGTTCTTATTCTCATTATAAGTCTATTAGAACTTTGGTTGTATTGTAAGAATGTACGATTATTAGTACCAGAAGTAGTATTATTAAAATCCCATACAGTACGATTTGCTGCTGATGTTTGGTCCATTCTAACATATACTCTAATACTCCAATCAAAATTAGTTAGATTATCGTAAGAGCCATTCATAGTAGCTGTAACATTATCATTAGTACCATCAAAATCGCCGTAGTAATAATTTTTATATGCTTGTTCTGCACTTGTAATTAAACCATTTGTAAAATCTAAAGCGGTAGAATAACCTGCTTGGTCTTTTAATCCATATATTGTAGGGGATGTTGAAACACCTGGATAAGTAGCTTGTGATTGACCTGGGTTACCTTTAGGGCCAATTAAACCAATAGGACCTTCAGGACCTTGAGGTGAAGGACCAATAGGACCAATAGGACCAATAGCACCAATAGGACCAATGGCACCTGTAGCACCTGATGGACCAATGTTACCAATTAGACCTTCAGGACCTTGTGGACCATTTGGACCTTGTGGACCATTTGGACCTTGAGGACCAATAGCACCTTGTACACCTATAGGACCTTTAGCACCTGTTCTACCTTTAGGACCAATAGCACCTATAGCACCAGCTGGACCTTGAGGTCCTCTAGCACCTGGGGCTCCTTGAACATTAGCTGGACCAATAGGACCGATACTACCTTTAGGACCAATTAAACCTTCAGGACCTATAGGACCTTTAGGACCTTGTGGTCCTAACGGACCAATTGATGCTGTAGGACCTTTAGGACCTATTAAACCTTCAGGACCTTGAGGACCTAATGGACCAATTGGACCAATAGGACCTTCAGGACCTTTAGCACCAATATCTGGTGTATTACCTTTAGGACCAATTAAACCTTCAGGACCTCTTGGACCTTTAGGACCAATAGGACCTTTAGGACCAATTAAACCTCTAGCACCAATACCAGCATCTGTACCTCTAGGACCTATTAAACCTTCGGGACCTTGTGGACCTAAAGGACCTAATGGACCAATAAGACCTTGAGGACCTATAGGACCATTTACATTTTCTATACCTCTATCACCTATTAAACCTTCAGGACCTTGTGGGCCTAATGGACCTTGTGGGCCTATATTTCCTTGTGGACCAATAGCACCGATAGCACCAGCGGGACCTTGAGGACCTTCAGGACCAATAGCACCTTTAGGACCTATATTACCTATACCACCTGTTCTACCTTTAGGACCAATAGCACCTATAGCACCTATTGGACCTTTATTACCTATCAAACCTTCAGGACCTTGGGGACCTAATGGACCAATTGGGCCAATATTACCTTCAGGACCTTTAGGACCAATATCAGGTGTATTACCTTTAGGACCTATTAAACCTTCAGGACCTTGTGGTCCTAATGGACCAATATTACCTTGTGGACCTATTGGGCCAATAGCACCTTGTGGTGCCGCAGGACCTATATTACCAATTAGACCTTCAGGACCTTGCGGTCCTATAAGACCTTCAGGACCAATAGGACCTTGTGGACCAATAGCTCCTTGATTACCCGATATACCTTTAGTACCTATGGGACCTGTTACTCCTTTAGGGCCTTTATTACCTCTAGGACCTTCGGGACCTTGTGGTCCTAATGGACCAATTGCGCCTGCAGGGCCCTGTGGTCCCAGTGGACCTATAATACCTTTAGGTCCTATATTACCTATACCACCTGTTCTACCTTTAGGACCAATAGCACCTATAGCGCCCGATGGACCTTTATTACCAATAAGACCTTCAGGACCTTGTGGGCCTAATGGGCCAATAGGACCAATGTTACCTTCAGGGCCTTTAGGACCAATATCTGGTGTATTACCTTTAGGACCTTGAGGACCAAGTGGTCCTATAGCACCATTATCTCCTCTAGGACCTTGAGGACCTTGAATTCCTTGATCGCCTGAGGTGTAAATTTCGTCTGTGTGTTGGTACCATGTAGAACCTGATGATTCTGATGGTTTTTTCCAAAATACTGTTAAACCGTCACCACCACTATATTCTTGTTGATAAACTACAATATTATAACTAGTACCTGCTGTTAATGAAATAGTACCAGTTGTAGTACCTAAAGCGCTTCTACCTCTACCACCATAAAAAGAAGCAACAATAGTACTTCCAATTTTCAATTGAACAGAATCATCAGATTCTGCTGTAAAGGTGTACGTACCAGTTTCTGTTGGTCTAAATATACCTGTTACTCTGGTTGAAAAATATGCTCCAGAATTAGGGACTGTAATTCCTAAGGATTCAAGTAGGGCTGTAGTAGTCCAATTTAAAGCATTAGTTGTATTATTTAAGTCACTAACTACTGAATCTGTAAATGATGTATTTGATAGGTTTACATTAAAGAATGATTCAAAATCTGAAGCATTACCTGGGTAATTTGAATATTGAGAAGTATTACCATTACCATTATGAGTAGAGAAAGTTTCTATTAATACACTACCTTCAATTTCATTTGGTTGACCTTTAGGACCTATAAGACCTTCAATACCTTTAGGACCTTGTGGGCCTAATGGACCAATAGCACCTTGTGGGGCTGCTGGACCAATAGGACCAATAGCACCTTGGGCTACATCTTCACCAATAAGACCTATAGGACCTTGTGGTCCTAATGGACCGATAGGACCTTTAGGACCTTGTGGACCTAATGGACCAATTGCACCTTGTGGGGCAGCTGGGCCTATATTACCTATTAAACCTTCAGGGCCTTGAGGACCTTGGGGACCTAATGGACCAATAGCACCTATAGGACCAATAGGTCCGTTTACAGCTTCTACACCAATAGCACCAATCCCCCCTGTTAGGCCTTTATCACCTATAAGACCTTCAGGACCTTGTGGTCCTAATGGACCAATTGCACCTTGTACGTTTGCATCTCCTCTAGGACCAATTGCACCTTGTACGTTTGCATCCCCTCTAGGACCAATATCACCTCTAGAGCCTATAAGACCTTCAGGACCAATAGGACCTTGTGGGCCTAAGGGACCAATATTACCTTTTTCTGCTGCGTTACCTATATTACCAATTAAACCTTCAGGACCAATATTACCTCTAGGACCTTCAGGGCCTTGTGGACCTAATGGACCAATTGCACCTTGTACATTTGCATCCCCTCTAGGACCAATAGCACCTTGTGGAGCATCAGCACCTATATTACCTATTAAACCTTCAGGACCTTGTGGTCCTATAGGACCTTCATTACCTTTTATACCTTGAGGACCTTTAGGACCTGTTACATTAGTAGGACCTTTAGGGCCTATAGCACCTTGAGGTGCAGCATCTCCAATTAAACCTTCAGGACCTTGTGGTCCTATAGGACCTTCATTACCTTTTATACCTGTAATTCCTTTAGGTCCTTGTAAACCTCTAGGGCCCCGATCACCTTGTGGTCCTTGTAATTCTATTTTACCTGAACCACTATCACCTACTGCAATACTATTTGTATTAGAATCAAATATTACAGCACCTGTAGGTGGGTTAGCAGGGGCTCCAGCTTGGGTAGGTAAAATAATAGTAGCATCGTTACTAACATTTAATGTTTTAGTATCGGAGTCCTTCATTTCCATTAAGGAATCTCCTCTTTCATTAGTAACTTCAACTACAGAACCACTAATAGTATAAATAATTTTACTACCGTTTCCGTTATCGAACTCTACACTACCTGAGGAAGGTATTATTTTAACGCTTTTAGCCATTTATATGGATATCTATTTATTAACTAAAACTAACAAGTACACCTTGTTCAAACCCAAAATTACTAGTTGTACCATCAGCTCCCTGGATTGAAAAGTCAGTATCTATTCCAGTAGGGGCATCAGCACCCGCTGGACCAATATTACCTTGTGGACCTCTAGGACCAATAGCACCTGTAGTACCTGCAGGACCAATAGCACCTCTAGGGCCAATATTACCTTTTGGACCAATAGGTGAAGAACCTCCAGGACCAATAGGACCTTGGACCCCAATAGGACCTCTAGGACCAATTGGACCTCTAGGACCAATAGCACCTTCAGGACCAATAGGTGAGTTACCAATAGGACCTTGTGCTCCTGTTGGTCCTTCAGGACCAATAGGTGAGTTACCAATAGGACCTCTAGGACCCTGAGCACCACTAGGTGATGTACCTTTAGGACCAATAGCACCTCCTGGACCTATAGGACCTTGTGGACCTATAGCACCTTGAGGACCAATAGGACCTCTAGGACCAATAGGTGAAGTACCTTTTGGACCAATAGGACCTTGAACCCCAATAGGACCTCTAGGACCAATTAAACCTCTAGGACCTTGAATACCTTGTGGACCAATTGGTGAACTACCAGCAGGACCAATAGGACCTTGAATACCTATAGCACCTGCAGGACCAATAGCACCACCAGGACCAATAGGACCTTGTGGACCAATTGGTGAACTACCAGCAGGACCAATAGGACCTTGAATACCAATAGGACCTCTAGGACCTCTTGGACCAATATTACCAATAGGACCTTGTGGACCAATTGGTGAAGTACCTTTAGGACCAATAGGACCTTGGTTTCCAATAGGACCTCTTGGACCAATTAAACCTCTAGGACCTTGGATACCTTGTGGACCAATAGGTGAATTTCCAATAGGACCTCTAGGACCAATAGCACCTCCAGGACCAATATTACCAATAGGACCTTGTGCTCCTGTTGGTCCTTCAGGACCAATAGGTGAAGCACCTTGAGGACCGATAGGACCTTGTATACCAATAGGACCTCTAGGACCAATTAAACCTCTAGGACCTTGAATACCTTGTGGACCAATTGGTGAACTACCAGCAGGACCAATAGGACCTTGAATACCAATAGGACCTCTAGGACCAATATTACCTATACTACCTTTAGGGCCAATATTACCTTGTGGTGATGTACCTTTAGGACCAATAGGGCCTTGAACTCCAATAGGACCTCTAGGACCTCTAGGACCAATATTACCAATAGGACCTCTAGGACCAATAGGTGAAGCACCTTGTGGTCCAATGGGGCCTTGTTCTCCGCCTACACCAATAGGACCAATAGGACCTTGAATACCAATTGGGCCTCTAGGACCGATGGGTGAATTTCCAATAGGACCTCTAGGGCCAATAGCACCTCCAGGACCTATATTACCGATAGGACCCTGTGCCCCTGTTGGTCCTTCAGGACCGATAGGAGAGTTACCTTGTGGTCCAATAGGACCTTGAATACCGATAGGACCTCTAGGACCAATATTACCTTGGGGACCTTGAATACCAATAGGACCTATAGGTGAACTACCAGCTGGGCCAATAGGACCTCTAGGACCGATAGGACCTATATCACCTTTAGTACCTTTAGGTCCTGCTGGACCTTGTGCTCCTGTTTGACCTTTATCTCCTTTAGGACCAATAGGACCTTGAATACCTTGTGGACCAATTGGACCTCTAGGACCGATTGGACCAATAGGTGAAGTACCTTTAGGACCAATAGGACCAATAGGAGATGTTCCTTTAGGACCCGTAGGACCAATAGGACCTCTAGGACCAATTGCACCTTGTATGCCAATAGGACCTCTAGGACCAATATTACCAATAGGAGATGTTCCTTTAGGACCAATAGGACCTTGGATACCTATAGGACCTCTAGGACCTCTAGGACCAATGTTACCAATATTACCTTTAGGACCAATTGGTGAAGTACCTTTAGGACCTTCAGGACCTTGAGCACCTGTTGGACCAATAGGACCTTGTATACCAATAGGACCCCTTGGACCTATAGGACCAATAGGAGATGTCCCTTTGGGACCAATAGGACCAATAGGTGAAGTACCTTTTGGACCAATAACACCTATAGGACCTATAGGACCTTGTGGACCAATATTACCGATAGGACCTCTAGGACCAATGTTACCAATAGGGGATGTTCCTTTAGGACCAATAGGACCTTGTGGTCCAATGTCACCAATAGGACCTTGAATTCCAATAGGACCTCTAGGACCAATAGGACCAATAGGTGAAGTACCTTTTGGACCTATAGGACCAATTGGTGAAGTACCTTTAGGACCTTCAGGACCTTGGGGGCCAATTAAACCTCGTGGACCTTGAATACCTGTGGGACCCTGAATACCTTGTGGACCAATAGGAGATGTTCCTTTAGGTCCAATAGGACCAATAGGTGAAGTACCTTTAGGACCTTGTGGTCCAATTAAACCTCTAGGACCTTGTATACCTGTAGGACCTTGGGCTCCGTCGTCTCCAATAGGACCTTGTGGACCTCTAGGACCTTGAACACCTTTTTGACCACCACCTATTTCAAATTGTGTACTACTTTTTACAAGTAATTGATTTGTTGATGAATCAAAGAACATAGCTCCTTCAGGAGCATCCGATGGAGTACCACTTACAGTGGGAATTATAAATTCAGCACTATTATCTATGTTGATAGTACTACCAGTCATAGACATGAGGGTAGTACCACCCGCCTTAGTGGTGAGGGTACCGCCATCCATTTCCATTTCTACGCTATTACCTCCGTCTGTGAATTCAAAGCTACCTGAGCCGGGGATTATTGTAACGTTTTTAGCCATGTTCTTTTATTTAATATAAATATATGATTATTTAACTTGGTACTCAACTTCTATTGGTCCATCTGCTTTTCTTTCTGCATGAACTATGTAGTAAGCATTAACTTCTCCACATTGACATCCTACAGTAATTGATGCAGTTGTAACAGTATCTACATAATGAGTACATGGACTTCCTACGGGAGTTAATTGGACTGATATACTGTCTTCGTATACTAACCCGCTCCAGTAATCTGGGAGTTCAATTGTGTTACTTCCGCTGAGATGACCTCTAACATAAACACCTCTTTCAGGACCCTCCATTACAGAGTGACGAAGTCTCCATCCTTCTTTTGTTGGGTGTGGTATATCAAACTGTTTTTCTTCAGCTGTAAATACACCTGAAACATTAAAGGTATTTCCATCCCAAGTAAGTCCAGCATCACTAGTAACAGTATTAGCATCTGACCAATAAGTTATACGAGTAGCAGCACCTGAACCATCTACTAGACTAGAACCCCAAACACGAGAATCAATCTCATCTGTTTTTAGGAAACCATCTGCATCTTTTATTACTACAGAGTTATCAACACCTGTAGTTAAATTGGCTTTTACTGTATTAGCAATAATTTCCCAAGGATTAGTAGTATCACCTAAGGTATTTCCTGAAGCTTCTGAAATTATATCCCCATCTATTTTCCCTTGGAATTGGATGGTATCAGTTGCTGCATTACCCAATATAGTATTACCTGTTACAGTTAAACCCCCAGTTACAGTTAGTGTACTACCATTAAATACTAAATTAGCTTCTGCATTAGCTGCACCTTGAACCCCAGTTGAAGTTAATACTCTATTATTACCTAAATTAGTTATAGTAGCTGTACCTGAAGTACCTGAGCTACCTGATGAGCCTGATGAACCTGAACTACCTGAAGTACCTGAGCTACCTGATGAGCCTGATGAACCTGAACTACCTGAAGTACCTGAGCTACCTGATGAGCCTGAAGTACCTGATGAGCCTGAACTGCCTGATGAACCTGAGCTTCCTGATGTACCTGAAGAACCACTTGAACCCGAAGTGCCTGAAGAGCCTGAGCTACCGCTTGTACCTGAAGAACCTGAGCTACCTGAAGTACCACTTGAACCACTTGAACCTGAAGTACCTGAGCTACCTGAGGAACCAGATGCTCCACCTACATTGAATTCTACATAGAACAATTCATTATCTGAAGGGGTAACCCCCGTTCTAGTAATTGATCCTGTATTAAGGTCAAATCCTAAGTTACTATTACCTGCATCTCCTATACTATTAAACCCATTAATAACCATTCTAGCAGTAGTTGTAGTAGAGGTAAAAGTAATACTACCATTTACTGTCATATTTTCCAATAAAGTTTGGAATGAAGATGCTGGGGTGTTTGCGGTATAATGTACTAAACCTGTGTCGCCACCACTAACACTTCCCCAAGCAGCATTAAACCCAAATTCTCCAGAAGCAGGAGCAGTAGATGTATCAGTATCATATTTCCAAATTGCTGTATAACTTGGAGTACCTGAAGTACCTGATGAGCCTGAACTACCTGAGGTACCTGAGCTACCTGATGAGCCTGAAGTACCTGATGAACCACTTGAGCCTGAA